CGAATAATCCTTGTAATACGAGCTCATGTGTTTGTGTCCCATCTAATGTACCTGTTGTACCGAATCGGTATGCTGCTTCTGTACATTTATTCATAATAGTAGTTAACGACTTTGATTTAAAGCCATGACACTCATCACCAATTACCATACCGAACTGTTCAAACCACGGTGATCCTAATTTATATATGCTTTGCCATGTAGAAATAATTATCGGACATTCTGTGTCCTTATCTTTACCAGAATAGATTTTATGGACATTTTCAATCTCATAACCATAGTCTTTAAAGTCATTTGTCATCTGTTCTACTAATGATGTTGTAGGCACCACGACTAATACTTTTTGATCTTCTTCTGCTTCTTTTTCTAAAAAGTAACGAACTAATGCGTAAATAATTAATGATTTACCGGATCCTGTAGGAGAAAGTAATATAGCTCTTTTACGTTCTAATCCACGACATACAGCGTCGAATTGATAGTCCCGAATAGGAAACGGTAAATTAATACTTTGAATAAACTCATTAATTTCTTGTGGATCAATTTTTGTTTGGCTATCTGCTAAACCATATTCAGATTCTTCAAGTTCTACAGGATACTGTCGTTGTTCTGCAAACTTTTGTAGGTGGTCAATAAGGCCAGCTGGTAAAGTATTATTCCGAATATTAAATAAACGAATCTTACCATCCCATAATTTGTTACGAAAAGCCGGCATAAATTTATAGCCAGGAACATAGAATGAAAAGAATTCATTTAGTTCTTGACCTTGACCAAACTCACAGTCTACCTGCAATTCGCTATGACTTAACTTCCGGACTCGAATTGTCTCCAAGAGATCATATTCCTTATTGTTTGATGTCGCCACTTAATGTTATCTATAATATCGATAAGTGTGTCTCGTGTAGTTTTCCAATACTCGATAAGCTCTTCGGATTTTTGAATTTCTGGATCAGAGTCATAATAGTGTTCCATTTCGCCTTTCATAACCTTTAATCCATTAAATGGATCCGGATCCCATCCTTTCCCTTCAAGCTCTTCTTGAGACATCTTACCGTTATAGTAGAGCCATTTTTCTTTTAATAAAGACTTCTGCTTTAACTCAGCACGTTTGTACTGAAGCTTTGCTTCGGTTAAGTATCTTAGATATTTTGCGTGTAGGTTTGGTGTATCACGGGATGTATCATCTAATTTCATATTATTAATTTTACAATCAGTTTCCCACATAGTGAGAATCTCATTCAATTCAACCATAATTTATCCTATTGAGATTTGTTCAAAGTCGTTAGAGACTCCTCCAGTACTACTTATACTCTTTAATTCAAAGTATGAAAATCTAAACGACGCATTAAAAGTTATAAACGCATCACCGCTAGACGTGGATTCAAATTGTATATCACCTAAAGAAGTAGGAACACAATCTTTATATTGAATTTGTTTTGTAGTATTATTATGACTAGACATAATCATTAAAGTTATATCTGCATATGTAGGCGGTTGTGTTGATGTTCTACTTAAAGCTTCACGAGATGGAGTATCCAATAGACGTCTAATCCATTGAAACATTTCAGAATAACCTTCCATATCCTCATCTAAAATTATATTTGCTGATAGTTCATTAAATGTTAATTTATCTCCAGGAAATGGAATACCTGAGATTTTCTGATAAGGCATTTCGACTGCTGACATAAGCATACCAGGATGAGTAACTGTTTGACAGAAAAACTCAAGATTTGGATAGTTCTTACGATCCATCACCAATTTAAAACTGGTAGGTTGTAAGTAATTTATGTTTGTAGTTAGTGTTGCCATATTTTTATTTATACCTAAAAGAAGGGGTTCCCGAAGGAACCCCATTAATCAAAGGAGAAACATTATTATTATAGAACCTTTTTTATTGCATGATGTTATCGACGCGGAAGATTCTGTAGTATTGGTTAGTCTTAACAGCTGCTAAGCCATCAGCTGGAGTCGCACCGACGAATGGGTTTGAAGCCATTCCGTAACGAGTCTTGAAGCCAATCTTAGGCTGGAATGTTTCTTCTCCAACCGCACGAACCATTGTGAGTGGTACGTATGGGCAATAGAAGAGACCAGCGTCATATGGGTTAGTACCCTTATAACCGACTGTAACGTAGTCTTGAGTTGCATATGGATCGATATACACACGAGTACGTCCGTTCAAAACACCGGCAAACGTATTACCAGTATCATCCACTTGCAAGTTAGTCGAAAGTGCTGGAGTGTAATCAAGCATGCCAGAAGCAGCAAGTACTGAAGCAACGTCAGAAGAAACGATAATGAAATTACCCTTACCTCTACGAGTTTCTTTAGCAATTACGTTCGCTTCTCTTTCGAGTTGAACGATCAAGCCCTTGAACTTCTCAACTGACCAACGACCATCAGCATCTGTTGACAAGTCAAAGATACCATTGATTGCTGTGTTTGCAGTTGTAGCACCAGTCTTCGCCTGTGAGTTAATCGTACGAATTACTTCGCGGTTAATCTCAGCAAGGATCTCTGTAGACAGAATATTAGCAAGTTCTGTCTCAGCATCAAGACCATGAATCGCTTTCAAGTCTTGAGCAAGTTCCAATGAGTACTCAGCTTTCAACGCACGAGACTTAGCTGTTACAGTAGCTTTCTCGATAGTGAAACCCATCTCTTGGAATGCAGATCCGCCAGTTGAACCCAACGCTTCAGCATCACCAGTAGGCATACCGCCAGCAGCAAGACCAGTTGTACGCTCTGAGTCGATGCCAAAGTTGACATCAGCAGTAGAGTCATTCAAACCTGAGCTTGAAGATCCTTGAGTAACAGAAGAATCACCAGAGAAACCAGTAATTGCTTCGTTAAACAATGCTTCATCATTATTTGAAGCACCAGCTGAAGTCGACTTATAACGTGACTTCATAGCAAAGATCAGGCCAGTAGGACCAGACATTGGCTGAACACCACATACGTCATATGCCATCAAATTAGGCATAGCGCGACGAACAAGTGCAATTAGAACTGGGTTCCAGTTTGCAGCTGCAGTTGTGTTGTTAGTAGGTGCCGCTTCAGTCATAAATTGACCTTGCGCAGCTTCTTCAGCAAAAGCTTTTTCTTGGTTTTCCAAGATTGCAGCTGTTACTGCTTTACGGTGATTATCACCGATTTTGCCAGCAGCCTCGTTATCGAGAACTGGTGACCATTTTTCGATTAAACGATCATATGATTCCATTTTGGAACTCCTTACTTATTGGTTTTCTGTAGAGCTTTGAGATACTGATCCATTGATGCAGAAACTTGTAATGGAGAATCCCCATCTTCAGCTTCTGTAAATTCAGCTTCTTTTGACTCAGTTACTTCTTTAGTGAAATATGATTCTTTGACGGTTGCAACTTTCTGTGCGAAAGTTTCTTCATTTTCGAAATCAATATCTTCAACGAGTGACTTAAGTTTTTCTACCTGAGTTTCTGCAAGTCCACGTGCGTGTTCACGGATAATTGAGTCACGCTTATAAACTTCCAACTCTTCAGATAATTCGATAGCTTTAGCAGTTGTAGCATTCAGAGACTCTTCGAGTTCTTCAACTGTATCTGCCAAGTCATCAACCAGGTCGATCTTAGACTCAGGTACTTCGATGTAAGACTCTTCGAACAGACCTTTCAGTCCAGTCATAAAGTTCTCAGCAATCTCAGCTCTGAGGCCAGCTTGAATAGCTACTTGATTGTCAGCCATCCATTGTTCAACTACGTAGTTGAGGTATGAATCAACTTTTTCTACAAGCTCAGACTTAGTAGATTCAACTTCTTCGTTGAGTTCTTCTTCGTACTTCGCTTCAAGGCGGTCAATTTCTTCTGATAGCTTAGCTTTAATAGCTGCTTCAAAAATAACTCCTGCCTTGCCCTTAAACTCTTCTGACAAAGTAGCTTCGTCATTGATAAGAGCATTTAGGTCTTGTGAAAAATCAGCTTCATACTGAATTTCAACTTTTGGCTCTGCGCCTTCTTCGACATCAAAATCTTCAGCCATCATTTTTGAAAGCATGACACTGAGGTCTTCTTTCTTGGCTTTAGACATCATTTGATAAGCGGCATTAATCATACCGGCTTTTGTCTTAGGCATTGGATCTTTCTTAGTGTTATCACCTTTACGCTTGGGAGCGGTTCCAGTTTTATCACCAGCTGCATCCACAGAGGCTACTGATTGAGCTTCAGCATTTTTAGGATCATGAGTTGCTTCTTCCACGACTTCGTTCTCAACGTCATCATGGAGTTCTACTTCTTGATCTTCTGTGTATTGATCAGTCATAATTGACTCCTATTATTTTGATTTGAGTAACGAGAGGAAATTCTTAAACTCACGAACTTGTACCTCATAGAGATCTTTTCGTGGAGCTTTCTTAATTTCAGTCTCCATTCTTTCAATTGTTTGAGCTTCAATGATACCATTATTCCATACCCATTCTACACCTTCCATAACACCATTAACAAAAGCATTCGGTGCAGATGGATCTTGAACGATATCTACGGCATTCAGCATGAAGTCAGGTCCGACTGTCATGGCTCCGCCGCTACGCTGCAAACTTCCCATACCACGAGTTGACACACCAACCCGGACACCGCCATCGAGAAGACCTTCAACGATCTTACCCATAGGAGTACCAAGTATTGTTGCCTTTCCTACAACATCGTTCCCTTGCCATTTCAAGGATTCGATCTTGTGTGAAACTTTATCTAGGTTAATTGTTGGCCCCTCAGGATGATTGAGTTCACCAACAGCTCTACCTTTTGAAACTTGTTCATCGATATACTTACCAACAGCAGATTCCATTACTGCTTTAGGATAGATTCTACCATTTCGATTCTTTTGTTCAGATGAAGCAAAGATACCTTCAATGGCATATGTCTTCTTACCATCCTTTGCTTCGACGATACATTCTAAATCGTTATCTGTATATTCTGCAATGAGTTTCATTTCATTTTTCCAAATTGTTTCACAAATTGAGTAGCAGCTTTTTCTGCCTCTTTTTGTGACCTATAAGCATCAAGTCTATCGCCATCTACATAAGCAACAAACTTACCCTTATCTTTGTGTACCATCACAGGAATACGATCAACTTTAAAATCTGATACGTGTTCGCCTGGTGGCATTTTATTTCTTAGTTCTGTAAAAAATTTCATATTTCTTTTTTGTCTTAATTATTTATATAAATTAAGTTTTCTACTTTAAGAATTAATTAAATCTACTGTATCTTTTGCGACACTATTAAATGTCATAAGAACTTCATTTGAGTCTAAAGCTACTCCAATAAAATAATTATCACTTATACTATTTGTAATTACACCTGCTTTAGTTACATACACATCTTGTCCCACAGTTAACCCACTATAATTATCAAGCACTGTGCCGAATAAGTTAACGTTAATAATTTCGTCATCTGCAGCAGAATCATTCGAAACACCAATATAAGGTTGAGTATCACCGGTGTAAGTCGTTTGCACACTTGCGTTATTTACTACTTCAAATGTTCCTCCATTATAATTAACCCATGACCAAGTATCTGGTTCAGAATTATACGTAAACACGTAGTTATAAGGTCTATTATTAGCAGTACTACCATTAACAGTATAATTAGGGGTATCCATCAACATTGTACCGAGAATAGTCTTATTAGCTAAGTCTATCGATATTATTGAAAATCCTGCGCCAGAATTCCACGTATATCCGCATGCTAAGTTAACAATAGATGAATTTTTTGGATTAGTTTTTCCTAATATTCTAAAATCAGATATAGTGCTGTATGCTGCACTTTGATCGTCTAATAACGAATTATAATTATTTGGAAAATGATTTGTTCCAAGGTTATTAGTCCAAGTTACTAGTGTCGGAGCAGCAATAGACCATGTCGATCCGGCTAAAGTACAAGTCCTTATATAAAAATAATTCGAATTTGCATAGTACACATATAGTTTATCTGTACCATCCCATGCCATCCCAACACCTTTATTCCAAGTAGCACCAAAATTACCTTTGTAAGAAGTGCTAGGAGCAGAAGTTAGTGATCCATTCCAGGTAACTTGTAAAATTGATCCATCACCGTCATTTCCGGCACCAGCCCAAAAATCTGTACCGGGAATATTCATGAGACTTGCCCAATAAGTGGATGACCCGGAAAATTGACTTGCATCTTTATATGCACCGGTTGAAGAATTAATCGCGTTCCCGGAAACAGCTGTACCATCAGTTGCAAACCAAATCCATTTCATGGCCGACGAAGAAGTAGGAAAAATTAGTCCGATTAAAAGATTTCCTGTTGACGAATTATATTGCGTATCGTGTGCCCATTGATAATACGGATATCCATTCTCTACACTTGAGCCATATAAATAACCTATTTGTGTGTATCCAGAATAAGCATCGTCTGTTCCTGTAAACTGAAGACTAAATACATATAAGTCGTCATTGCTTAAATTTTGTATAGCGAATACGAAAACTTGTTTTGTATTTTCATCTGCAAACATATAACAAATTTTACTATCTTGATTTGATACCATATCAGCTTTCAAAAAGAAATTCTGAGCATCAGTACTGACTTCGTACACTTTAGCCCAGCAATTTGGAAACTCAAATGCAACATAATATTTGTCAAGCCATGGCACGTAACACGATACCCCGGTATTAGGATTGTCGACACCGCTTGGAGAAGTTGAATAACTTGCAGGGCCTGTTGACGAAAATGCAGTAACAGACTTTGCAGCTTCTGCTGTCCCATCACTTTTTAATGTAACAGTAGATCCGATCGGAATAGATCCAGTAGCAGTTAGAGATTTAGTAGTAACTACGCTACTATTTGATTGAATATAATCAGCATCAATTAAATTAAGTACTGTTGCCGAGTCTAACCCAAGCGTGACGTCAGCTGAGATACCTTCTTCTTTAATGTTACCTGTTGTAGTAACATCCTTTGCTAGTCTTGCAAACGCCCTATTTCTTGACTCTGCCATTGTTAATCCTTTCTATATAATAGAGTATTTATATGTTAACGGATAAAGTAGAAATACCTTGCATCCCATTCTACTTCTTGAATATACACATTATCACCAAATGCATAAACACCACTATTTACACCAGATCTATGGAAATGACCCCAATGTGATCCTGGGTCATTAGCATGATACCCGGTATTTGTTGCAATACCTTGGTGATATGAACCATAGGCAAAACCGCTCCAATCCATTAAGTAATATCCACCGCCCATATTATATGACCCATTTGAGCTACTTCTACAGAAAGCTCCTGGAGTATCTGTTAATACGTCACCAGTCGAATGGGTATGTGTAATCTGAGACCATGCAGTCATTGGTGTACTAGTATCACTATTAGCTAAAATAAGTATTTCCATACTTCCGCCTGATCCAGTTTCAAGCCGATCAAAGAAGTCTCTACTTACTCTCCAATATGTATCTGCTGTAAGGATGTCATGCGTAGTGCCATCAACAGTTGTTACATTATCAGATTCTAATACTAAACCAACAGATGTGCTAGCATTGCCATTAATCATAGTATTTGCATTACTATGATCGGCAGAAACAAGTAACATGTAACCTTTATTGTTATCATGATCAAAGTAACAATATGTTAATACTGCAGATTCCGCAGATCCTGATGGTAAAATCCAATAATATCCATTTACTGCAGCAGTTCCAAGTTTTGTTAAAATTGCATCTGCGCTGACCGCAGAATAAGCTTGTGATAAACCAGATCCAGGAGTTGGTGTAACTAGTCCAACATTTTTAATAGCCACATTAATTCCGTCACTTGCTCTAATTTGCCAATTAGCTACGCCGGTGTCAGCCGAATCGATTGTTACAGTAAATTCGTTATCAACTTGTACAACATTAAATGCGTTAGAATCTCCGGACGTAAATGCTGAAGACCACGTAATCGGGAATCCTTCCGGATCCGTTGCTGTTGGCGTAACAGTAGCTGAATCACCATCTTCAATAATATAAGTTGTCGTTTCAAGAGTGATTGCAGGATCTTCATTTACAAGAGCAATATTATACCAACCGGTGCCATTACTTAAATAAAATCGATTGTTTCCAGTTACAAATGCAAGATCACCTTGATCTATATTCACGAGTGGTATTAAATTAATACTATCATAAATTTCAACTCCTGATGCTAAAGCACTTGAAGCATCAGCTGATATAGCATTTGAAGTTAGTTTTCCAGTCGAATCTAAATTTGAAGCTAATGTTGAAAGATTTCTTGCTATTGACATATTTAATCCAACTATGTTATATCGATTCTTTTAACTGTTGTTCCTACTGAAACAAACAACATTGTGTGAAAAGGTGAATGAGTATATCCATTTTCTGATCCAGTTCCACCACCAGCTGGAAGAGTCCATGATATAACATTTCCAGTATTTGCAGTACTAGCCCGCCATGGAGTAGAACAAACTAATCTTTTAGCCTGCGTATCAACAAAAGTCCCACCTAACATATCGATGATTGTTCCGTCTGAGCTCCAGATTCCTGCGGCAGATCCATATGATCCAGCATCGTAATCACGCATCATAGTGCTTTCAATTTTCGCCGCCCCAACAAGTGTATAAGGATTTGCTGAACAATCAACCGTTGCAAAAATAGATCGTGACCTACCATAAAGTGCTAAAATGTTACCACTATCATACCAATATGCACCACCAGTTTCTGAATTTGATTGGCCTAAAAATCCTAAAAAGAAATTTCTCTCGCCAACACTAGTATTGTACGTCGCAGTATTCATATCAAATGGTGTAGACATGTCATATTGATAACACAGTCCACCGCTACCTTCATCTAAAATAACTGCTGTATATCCATCTGCACTTACTGCAATTCCTTGTGGATACACATTCGGATGACCCCAAGAAAAGCTCGATAAAGTGTCTTGAGTTGCAGTTGATAAATCCCATGCTGTTGATAAAGTATATTGACGAATACCTCCAGCATTTCCTAAAGCCCACATTTTCTTTCCATCGGCTTTAAACTCTAAATCATCTGCAGTAATTCCAATATTTAATGTATTAGCATTTACCGTAAATGTGCCATTAATATCAATCGAAGTTATAAAGTTTAAACTAAATGATTGAACTGATCCAGCGATATTAATTCCGTCACTTGCCCTAAATGTAATCGTTCCAGCTCCTGCATCAGCCGAATCAGAACTGTAAGGATCTATTGTAAATACATTTTCTGACTGTGAAAGAGTAGCTATAGTATCAAAACCACTATCTGTAATTGCACTATATGTAATCGGAAATCCTTCAGAATCGGTTGCTGTGACAGTAATAACAGTTTGTGTTACACCATCAGTCGCTAAATAAAATGGTCCAGGACTTCCATTTGAATCTAATATAGATTCAATTATCGGAGTATTATTAGTAGCAGTAATTCTAAACCAACCGTTTACACTTGCTAGATACAGTGAATTATTAACTGAAACTATAGTTCCATTAGAAAGACCCACAGTGGGTAGTTGACCAGAACTATCATAATTCTCAGAAACAAGTGAACCAAGAGCCCCTACTAAAGTTGTAGGTACGGCCGCAACTTCAACCTGCCCTTGATTATTAACATTAGCAACTAATTTTGCTATTGCACGGTTTTTTCTGAGTGCCATCTTAGCTTAAACACTTAATTGAAACTGTTGGAACACTAAATTGATCGGTTGAACCACCATCCCAATATTGAGTAGTGTGCAATTTCATCTCATTACTAGCGCTATATTCTCTAACTTGCCACTTAAAATAATATGTATCGGTATCAGTAGTAGTTAATTTGCCTGAATTATTATCAGCAGTATCTGCAGCAATTTCAAAGGGCCAAGTTAATGATTGGTGTGCATCAGCGTTTTGTCCAGTTGAAGGATTTCTTCGAGCATCCACCACCTCTGTCCAACTTGATCCATCAGTACTAAAAAATAATTTCCAATGCGAGATTCCATGAGTATCTACCCAACTAATCATCGCGTTGTATTGATAAATGATTTTTTTTGTTCCAGAAGGGACAGATATGCCTGAGATCACAGAACCGGTCGCATCAGTATATGTCGTAGATAAATTCTGTACGGCCGTGACATTCTGAGCAGTAACATCTTTTAGTGCGCTTCCATTACATACTGCATGGTACTCACCTAAAACCTTTCCTCCGCCAGAGCCCCCACCACCTTCGCCATTAATCATTTCATATGTAGTACCACCATCTGGAGTAATCATGTTAATCACGCGTGTAGTACCAGATACCAATGCTGGTACAGATCCATTCACAGTATGATTTGGAAATGTAACAGAAGGTTGTACGACCGTAGCGGTAGTCTGTACAATATTATATGATGCTTGTGTATTGGCGTGGTGCGAACCACCACGAATTAATTTAGTGCCATTATCGGTCCAATGCATACCATAATTATAGTAAACCGGACCTGTTATATCAGTCGATCCGGATGAACCTGGTCTAAATGGAGTTGAGCATTGTCTTAGTTGACCAAAACCATTTGAATAACCTAATAATAAAAACTCTCCATCAGGGGATATTTGCCCAGAAGTGATCTGTGCATTAAAAGAAATTCCCTGATACTGTTCAACTGCAAATCGATTTGCATAAGTAGTAGGAAGCTTATTTGAACCCATTTGATATATACTAAGTCTTCCGTAATTAGCTGAAACGCTTGACCCGGTATAAAAATAATCTCCATCTTCATTTGCAAATGCACATTGTATAGTAGTGCCAGCAAACCCGTTATACAAATTAATAGACACAGTAGATGTTGTGGATATATCCCAAGCTGTAGATAATGTAAATACTAAAACTGATCCAGATCTAACAACTGCTAATTTTGTTCCAGCATCCCAAAAAGAAATTGAAGTTACATACTGAGTATTATTATAAAATGTGCTTAAACTGGCAACTGCAGTGGTATTTACTGTAGTTAAATCCCATGGAGTAGATAATTCATATTGATAAACAACTTGACGTTGACCGGCATAAAAATATCTGCCATCATTTGACATTGCAACACCGCGGGTTAATGCACCGGTAGATTCTGGTAGTCCCATTTGGGTTGCAGTTCTAGGTCCGCTAATAGTTGATGCACCATCGCTTCGATAACCACCTGCAACCGCAGATAATGGGTCAATATCTAATTTAAAGTCCATAATGCTGCTAGCATTGGTAAATGATACTGTGCTAGCACCTTGTGCATTAATATTAAAATATGTACCTGTCGATAAATCAACTTCATGATTAGCTAAAGTAGTTGTAACGGTACCAAAGCCGTCTCCGCTACCAGCACCTGCAACTGCAGTATCTACATATGACGTAGTTGCTAATCCACTAATGCTAGGAATCGATGGTTTATTAGATAAATCGTTATAGGAACCAGATGTAGCAACAGTTGCAAGATCAGCTGAATTAGCTTTAGTTGCAATTGAATTAGTAACGGTCGTAGCAAAGTTAGCATCATCGCCCAATGCAGCGGCAAGTTCATCTAAAGTATCTAGCGTAGCTGGCGCAGTGCTAACAAGACTAGCAACCGCAGAATCTACTTGACTAGAAAGTGTAGAGGTTGTGACTCTAGATTCTTCAGTAAGACCTTGTGTCTTTACAGTTAAGTCATCATTCAACTGACGAATAAACTGCGAAAATAACCTGTTCTTGGAACGTCTTGACATTGCCTTTCCTATTCGTCTTTTTCTAACTCGTCGTCATCTTCTAATTCTTCATCAGTCTCATCTGCAATGTCATCAATATTCAAATCTTCTTCTGGTTCTACACCATTATAAATTTGATTGGCAACAGCAATCTTTTCTTGTTCTAAAGCATCAGACATTTTTTCACCCATAAGATTTCCAAAAACGTCATTTGCATGATTATAATCTTGGTTTAAAGCAGCTTGGATTAAATCTTGCACACTTGGTGTTTCAACTTCGCTCATTAGTTATTTCCTTTTACATTTATATCAATACTATGTTTTTGTGCCTGTGGCTCAGCTTCCGGAGTTTGTTCTTCTTGATCAGGAGCTTCTTGTTCCGGTTCTTCTTCAGGTTCTTCACCGTCAATTTCTTTTTTCATGCTTTCAATTTCTTCATCACTTAAATGAATAACATTTTTCATAACCCATTCTTTAGAGAAATACTCACCAACATAGTTAGTAATCATATCTAAAGACTGCAATTTTTCTCTTAAAATTTCTGCATCTTTTAATTCTGAAAAATGATTATCTCGTGCAAATTCTATTATAATATCATTTTTCCAATCATTCCAGTCTTCTTCAGTAATAATGCCTTTTAATATTAACTGTTTCTTTAAAATACCTAAGAAAAGAAAACCAAATCTACGCCGAAGTCTATCAATAAACTTTTGAAATTTAACTTCGTCACGTGTAATTTCTGATGATCTACCAAGACTAAATTGCGATTCTTGTTCAAGTCTATTAATAGGTACATTTAACGCACGATACATTTTCTTTTGGAAATAAACAATATCATCAATTTGTCCTAAGTTCTCACCACCTGGCAGTGTTGAAATCTCTGTACCTCGACCACCTTCTCTGCGTGGGAGCCAGAAATCTTCAAGTAAAGACATATGTTTACGGTCATCACGGATCTCACCAGTCTTTGCATCATAGACAAGCTTATTACGATATCTTGTCATAATATCTTTCATGTATTGTTCTGACTTACCTTTTGGTAAGTTACCCACATCAATATAAAATATTCTTCTCTCAGGTGCACGCGCAAGACGATAAATGACAAGAGAGTCTTCCATCATTCTTAACTGATTAATTGACTTTAATGCTTTATGAAGATAAGATACAATTTTCTTACGATCTTCATTTAATAAACCAGATGTGACGTAACTAACAGCGTCTTCTGTAATTTTAACACCAGAACTTTGATTTGCACCTGGTTTTTCTTGGTAAACAAAATATTCATCGACATTTTCGATAATTTTTGCACCAGTCGCCTGATCTACTTTTGTTTTAACCTGTTTAACTTTACGTATTTTTGATGAATCAATCGGTCGTATTTCAGTTATACCAGCCTTTGGATTACTTTCATCTACTACTAAATGATGAAATAGTCTACCGTCAACGTACCATCTACGGAAAATATCATGACCATAATCATTAAAATCAAGCATGCCGTAAATTTCATCAAATTCTTGAGTAATCTGCTTTTTTATTGCATCAGATATTTCTACGTTGTCTAAATTTAATTCAACTGATTTAGAATCATCTTCTACAACTACAGATTCATTTACGATTTCTTCAATTGCCATATCAACTTCCGGGTGCATTGCAACCCCACGATATTGCATAATTAGTTGATGGTTATCTTTTGAATCATCACCGTCAATATTAAGATATTGGCCATAGTGCATCCCAGATGCAGTAACATACCCCGCTCCATCGTCATCACGCGCAGGTACGATCGAAGGTTTTTTCTTCGGATCTTCACTATCAGCTTTTTTAATTTCAAAGCCGAATAATCTAATTGCTTTACTTGCTTCTGCCATTTATATTACCTTACGTCCAAGCTACCCAGCGTTCTTTTGAGGCTTCTTCAACAACTTCGCCGCCACCGCCAGAAGAAGTGTCTGCATCAACATATGTTGCTTTTGTACTAACATCAGATCTAAAAATATCTGTATTATATAAAGAAGTTATACCGCCGATGCGTTGTTCTGCACTATCATATGTATAATTATAATTATCTATTGTACTGGTACCGACATTGTATACCCCACCGCCTGATCCAGTAACAGTTGTTGCATCGGGATACAATGCTGCTAGCCAGCCTTCAACTACAGAACATTCTGTAGTTGATAATGCTCTATTGTATACTAATATTTCTAATACTTCCCAATCTGAATATTCGCCATAGTTAGACATGTTAATAGTTAAAGATGCTTGTGTATTATTTCCACCAGTACTAAAAGAACCACCTTCTGACCGGTATGCAGTTGCTTGGCTCGTACTAATAAAAAAGTCTTGGCCGTAGTAATCGGTTTGTGGTGTTATCCAACCATTATGATAAGCTATACCAGCTTTGGCACTATGATGCCCATCAAGCCAGTTTGTATTAGATGCTGTAATAATTCTACCTTTATTTGTACCACTATATCTTGTGATATGAAACAGCGTAAAAGTCTGTGGTAAAATCCCGGTTGGGAATCTTATTCCGTCACTGCTTGAACCGTATAATACACTGTATCCACCTGGAGCAGTACTTGTTTTTACAGCCGGTCCAGATCCTCTTAAATTTGTTGCATCATAACTGCCAACAAGATCTTCTAATGTAGAAGTTCCAGAATTCCAGCTGGATGCATTATATCTAGCAATTAATCCATCTGTAACTGGTATAGGTGCAACGAACTCAGTTTCACCGGCACTATTAATTTTCGTTGTTGTATATTCTAAAAATGCTTCACCTTGTAAATTTAAGGCAGCACCATTTCCTTCTACCTTAAACTGTTTAGTTAAATATTCATACTCTTTAGTTGTGTTATCACGCGTAAAGATTTGAAAAACATTTTTCTGTACGGTTGGATTAAAACCATCTGAAAAAGACATCTTAGATTTCCAGCTTGGTAATCACAGTACTATTACCAGATCCAACAATTGTAACAGGCTGATTCGTTGATCCGCTATTACTTAAAGTAATCGATTTGGTAATTGGCCCACTAGCTGAGTCAAACTTCATTGTACTACCATCTATTTCTAATGTAATATCACATGCGACATTACTATCATTGAAGTCTTTTGCAGCAATAACAAGATTAGTATTAATATTAGTTCCAGAATACGTATACGCAGAATCTGCTGCATCAACTGTAATAGATAAAGGAATTTGCTCGCTTAAAGCGTGTAGGCTACAATGATTATCTACTTGATCATTTACGGCAGCAAAAAGAGTTCCATCAACAGTTTTACCAAGTCCATGGACTTTTCCGGAGAACTCGCTAGTTTTTACCCAGCCGTTTGATGCATCAAATTTGTAAAATACAATTTTATCAGAATGTTGAGTTATCATTTTAGTTCTATCGTCATTTGTCCATAATACATTTACGATAGTTTTTTCAGCTGTAGTTGCACTGTGGTAAGTAAGTGCTGAAGGATCCGCCGCGCCGGCTGAATAAGTTACAAAAGTTCTTCCGCCGGCCGCGCCGTCATTATAATCATAGTCAGATGTAATGGGGAAAATTGTAACATACCGTGTTCCATCAAACACAAAGGTTTCATTATATAATACGGCTGAAGACATCGCAAAGTTATCATCGAAATAATCTCTATTTTGCGTAAGCCCTGCAGAAGTACTACTAGTACCTATGATTGTGCACTCAGATCGTGTAAATGTATCTAAAGAGACATCCCATTCGTAATACCAAGGTATATAGTTTTCACTGGTATTAAAATACGGTGCATAAAAAGCTCTATCTTCACCGCCAGTTGAAAAATGTTTACTAGCTAATCTATAACCTCTTCCCAGGTTTCCAGGTTGTGTTCTATTTCCACCGGAGTGCGAGGTGGTGAATGCATGTAATTGTGTCCTTGCATTACTTCCAGCATCGTATTTGTGTATATAATGTTGATAGTCATTATCTTTATTTTGTGAAAGATAAATTCCATAGGATCCCTGGCCAGACGCTTTATTGCCCTCAGCACCTATATATTGGATACCGTAATTCTCAGCCCACCGGCTAGAATGACTTGACAGGGTTCCGCTCGGGAAATTAGTCGATATAAATCCGTATCTACCATCATCACGGTCGCCATTGGTTATCTCTTGTGTTACACCTTGGACTTTCCCTTGATTATCCAAGTATGTTAAATTATACATAACACTATAATAATCGGCGCCGTGTTCTTCATCAGTGTCGTAAAATGCAGAAGGAGTTTGATTGGCCAAATCAGTAACAGTTCCTACGCTCCAGGCTCTAAAAGTCTTTTGATTTTCTTCACGATATCCGCTAGTGTGCGTTACCATTTGATCATTTCCACTCTGGAATAGCTTAGAACCAGTAGTTAAATTATCCGGATCCATGCTAAAATGAGGAGTAATATCAACTAAGTTAAGCCATCCATTAGTGGTAACAGCAGTTTTTAAAGTTTGATTAATACATAATCCGCCAGTCGATACAGTCATTCCATGTAAACCGGCAGATCTGACAGCGCCTGAGCCACCCCAATTCGACCAACAATTTCCAATATTAAAACCTGGCCCACCTAAAGTCGTATTAATTAAATACTTATTCATTATCGGAGCAAACGTTGTTTTATCGTGAGCCTCATTATAGAAATAATAATAAGTCGAACTACTTCTAGGATCTTCGAACGCAACCATTGCCCCATAATTCTGATTAGCAGAATTATTGACAGGTGCTTTTTTTATAAGTGCCATTTTTTAATCTTCCTCTTTAAACCAACTAACGGCTGAATCTAATGTTAACCAATCCCTTCGACTTCCGTCCGGCGCAGGATAAAATGGTTGTGCTACTTGTAAATTTTCATGAATTAAAGCTGAATCAAGTTCATCTTGTGTTAAGATATAAAAATTAGCTGTGCCGTCAACAAACTCTGCTTTCCAACTAACAGTATCACTATCTCGAGTAATATCAAATAACATTTATTGCTCCAGTTTAAAACTTATGCTTAAATCAGCACCTTTATTGGTAGTTCCAACTGTACTTATATCGACAGTTAAATAATCTCCAGGTATTAAAGTAATATTAGCAGAATCACTTACATCAACATTTCCACTAGGTATAGTTAACGTATCTACCTGAGATCCGTTCTTATTAATTACTAAATCTATATTTGCATCTGCAGCAGCACTTAGTCTTCCAACAATTTCAGTACAACTATAGCTATCAGGAGCAAATAATTTTATTGATCCGGTTTGAACTGATAAGGCTCCATCATATGCATATTGGATATAACTCTCTGAAAGATTTTCAGTTATAGTGGTATCTAAAGCTTCAGTAGTAATCCTAGCTTCAAGTGGTTCGCCGTCGGCCACTGGAGAAAATGACTTAGCAAATGCGCTGAATAAACGAGATCTAGATACCATTTAAAATTCCTTATAAAGAAGAGGGACTAGTAGAACTAGTCCCATATCTTTTATTTATTTATGATGTTGTATCAGTATCAAAATATTGGAATTCGAAAGTTACAGTAAATCTTTCGATTTCATCAATTGAAGCATAACTAACATCAATAGGTGCAATCTCTGATGGGAATGCACCACGTAATGTATACTTCTTCAATGCTGATCCATCTTTATCAAGTTGCTCAATAAACAAATCTGCTTCATATGCAATAGGTGAAGTCAGACCAGTATTAGCTGAATGAGCATTCATACCGTTTGACCAACGCTCCATAGCATTACGAACATTAAAGTCTGTATCATTAATGATTGTAACTGTCCATGGTGCGAATGTACGATCACCAGCCATTTTTAATTGGCGACCTCTAAATGGTACTACAATTGTACCGATAGTTGATCCTGGAAGCTGAGCGGTTTCACAAAGGAAACTAGTCAGTTCTGGATCTCCATTAGCGTATCCAGGGTAGTTAATCGTCGCCTTAAATAGATTAGGACGAGCACCACCACCTCTGAGTTTTGACTTAAAGTCATCGACTCCTAAAACTGCCATTTTTTATCTCCTTATACCGTACCTACGACTTCTTCAAAGTCCACACCAGTTCTTACAGCTACGAAACTCAAAGTTACATAGTTGATTGAACGTGCTGGCTTAATGAAGATGTCAGCTTTAAACTCATTGCGATCAATTACCGTCGGTGTATTATTTGTTTCATCACAGACAACACGGAAGTCAGTAATACCACGTCTACCTTGTACTTCGCGAAGTACTGGCTCAACAATATTTACAAATTCTGCTCTTGTGAACTCATCGTTGAATTCAAACATAACTTGTTCTGCCGCTCTCCCAATCGCTCTTTCTAGAATCAAGAACAAACGTCTTACATTGATTCTATCAAATGCTGATGGCCGACCTAGCATAGTTTTGTCCCCAAAAAGAAGAGCACCTTGACCAGGAATATTTGCAATTGGGTTAACACCTGCTTTATAAAGTGTATCTCTTTGGCCTTTAGTTGGGCTATACGCTAAAGAAGTAATTCCAAGCATTTGGCCTCTGCGCGAACCAGCAGGTGAGAACCATGCAGCTCTATTAATATCTGTTAAAGCCATTGCGCCGGCAACAGTAGATGCTGCAGGAATAAACACATACTTATCATTATATTTATCGTAAACTTTCAAGAAATTATTATCTGCAACAAGATACGACGACTTAGTAAAGGTGTCAGCAGTTAAAACAGTATTAGATACTTTAGTTGCATCTGAAGTTACATTGATAATATCAGATCTCGCAGGAGAAGCAACTACTACGCAATCTTTACGAAGTGAACTAGCTGTTGAAACAAGATCATTAACAATTGTTGTTTGATCTGCTCTGGCGGACATTGAAGGAGAAATCAAAAAGTCAACTTCTACTTGATCTTTATCCTCAAACAAATCAAATCCAGTTTGATAATTACCAACAGTTAAAGCTGTACCGTTTGACGCTCCTGTTAATAAATAATGTCCCCACGTTGCTCCGGAATTAAATACTTTAAGATTAGTAATATCTGTTCCAGCATTAGTATGTGAAGAATCAAATCCAACCATCCAAACAAATTCTGATCTTTCATTAATTACATCAATTACATAATTATTAGTACCATCATCTTTAATGGCATTTTTACCAGCTGATAAATTGTTATATGTTTCTAAAACAGAACCAGGTGTACCAGTAAAATATCCATAGATATCCAGAATTGCAACATGAACTTCATCATTTGAAGCTCCTAACCCTGATGCAAAAGAACTAGTTCCTGGGGCTGCATCAAAATAATCATTATAAGGCCAACTTGCAAATTCCGTAGCATCTGCAGGGCACATAGAAGTTCTTAATGTGTTTCCTATAGCTCCTGGATACTTAGAAATAAAGGTATGGCCGTCACTATCTAAACCAGCTAAACCAGCATCAAATGCATCAGCATTTTTAATTTGCGTATTAAGTAGTGCTGCAGAATCAAACCCCGCCTGTCCTCTATTCGTTGAAACAGCATTATACGCATCAGTAGATACCATACGTACAGTTTGCAATGATCCAGAATATCTTAAAAATTGAGAAGCTGATAAAAAGTCTACGCTACTACTATCTGATGGAGATCCAAAATTGTTTACTAGTTCTGCTTCATTAGCAATCAGAACGCGTTTTTCGGCTGGACCCCATCTAAAATTACCGGCAAGCGCGCCGGTAGTTGACTGGACGTTTGGAACGCCACCAGTCAAATCGATCTCCCTTACGACAACCGCAGGAGATTCGGATGGT